TTACGGTTCTATTGCTGGCGGTTTCTTTGTGACGGTGAGTAATGCTTCTTCGAATCGTAGTCGTAATATCGGCGGTCGCCTGGTGTATGTACCTGATGCTGCTTAATTATAAAAAATAATAAATTATAGGCAAAGATAATCTGATTTATACGACAAAAAATAAATGAAAAAAGCATTTATTTTATCCACTTATGTCAGTGGTAAATGGAATAACAGTTCTAATACTGGCAGTTTCTATGTGAATGTGAATAATGCTTCTTCGAATCGTAATCGTAATATCAGCGGTCACCTAGTAAATGCATGTACAATGTGAAAATTATCTTTGCCTTGCCTCTTGGCAAAATATAAAAATAGAACATGAACTATATTAGTAAATTTGAGAAATCAAAAGTTGAAAGTTTAGTTTATAACTTGCATACAAAAAGGAAGTTTAAAAAGAATATGAAAAGATATGGGAATTTGTACAGTCAAATTTATGATATGGAAAATTTAAGACTTGCACATAAGAATGCACAAAAAGGTAAAGGGTGGTACAAAGAAGTAAAAATGGTTAATGCTAACCCTGATTATTACCTTAAAATACTACAAGAATCACTTATGAATAAAACATACAATACATCTGAATATGAAACATTTGTGAAAAATGATAGCGGAAAAGAAAGATTAATATATAAACTTCCATATTTTCCTGATAGAATTTGCCAATGGGCAATTCTTCAAGTTATTGAACCAATGCTTTTAAAAAATTTCATTCCTGATACTTTTTCAGCAATACTAGGAAAAGGAATTCATGCTGCATTACATAGGGTGGAAGATGCTATTCAAAATGATGTTGTTGGAACACAATATTGTTTGAAAATAGATGCAAAAAAGTTTTATCCATCAATAAATCATGATATTTTAAAACAAAAATATAGAAGATTATTTAAAGATAAAGACCTTTTGTGGTTGCTAGATGAAATTATTGATTCAACACCTGGTGACACTGGAATACCTATTGGAAATTATATTTCACAATATAGTGGAAATTTTTATTTTTCACAATTTGACCATTGGATAAAAGAAAATAAACATATAAAACATTATTTCAGATATATGGATGATATTGTGATATTTGGAAAATCCAAGGAAGAATTACATCAATTAAGAAAAGACATTGATGTATATTTCAGAACTAAAATGAAATTAAAAATAAAAGAAAATTGGCAAATATTCCCCACTTTTGTTAGGGGTGTAGATTTTGTAGGTTATAGAACATTTTTAAATTATAAACTATTAAGAAAATCTACTTGTAAAAATTTTAAAAGAAGAATGAATAAAATCAAAAATAAAGTTAAAAAAGGACACCAAATCAACAATTCAGATTGGTGTTCAATCAATTCTTATAAAGGGTGGCTAATTCATTGTGATAGTTATAGACTAAATCAAAAATACATTAGACCACTAGAATTTCATGCAAATCAATATTATTTGCAAAATGTAAAAGGAAAGGGGTAAGAAAATTATGGTGAATCATGGTAAAGTAAAAAGCACAGTAAAACCTGAAAGTATGGTTATTGATGAATATTCAGTTTGGATGAATTCAAATATTCAAGAAGTTGAAGTTGAAGATGAAGTTGTAACAGATGATGGGAAAGTTGAAAAAAGAACACATATTGAATATGAATATGATATGGTTCAATACACAAAGGATGAAGTTATTATCGCCCAATCACAACAAATCACAGACACACAACTTGCATTATGTGAAATATATGAAAGTTTGGGGGTGTAGTTGATGGCAAAAATATATGCTGACCTTATTAGAAAAGGTTTAAAAACAATTGATGATGTTCCTGAAAAATTACAAGATGATGTAAAAGAAATTTTGGGCATCTAAAATAATAAGATGATAAATTACATGTCTTATAGATAAAAAACCCATATAAACAAAAATATAAGTTTATATGGGTATTTCTATAAGCAAGATAAAGGGGTGAAATATAAATTGGAAAAAATTTCAGTAATTATCATTTCAATAGCAACTTTTTTGAATGCACTTTCAGTAATAGCTGCTTTTGTTATGAAAATAAAAAAACCAGTGGATGCTGCTGTGGATAATAAATTTGCGGAAGCATTAGAACCAATAAATGAAAAATTAGATAATGTTAATGCAGATATTAAAAGACTTGATAAAAACCAATGTATGAATTATTTGGTGGATTTCATTGAAGGTTCTAAAAATGGTGTACCAAAAGATGAGATTCAAAAGAAAAGAGCAAGTGAAGTTTATGACCATTACACAAATGATTTACATGGTAATTCCTACATACATGATGGGTGGGAAAAATATGTGAAATAAAGGGGGTGAATTACATGAAACAAGCATGGACAGATTTGAAAAGTTTTATAACAATATCAATGATAATTTTATTATTTATAATTGTTATAGCAAATTTACTTGGTGCAACACTCGCTGAAAATCTGCTTATATTAATAACAAATTTAATAACAGCAGTATTCACATACTACTTTGCAAAACAAAATTCAAATCAAGATGGAAACATCAAAAGCGAAGATAACAAAACAGAATAGTTTGTTATTTTTTTTATTTTAATTGTATCGGTCAAGATACGGAAAGGGTGATTTATATGTCAGAAAAAGTAAAAGCAACAATCAGAAATGAAAAAGATGAAAGACAAGAAGTTGAAATTTTAGTTGATGATGTTGAATTAACACCTGAAATGGAAGCTGAATTGTCAGATGGTAATGGGGGTGAAGAATAATGGGTACATTTTCAAAATTATGTGATTTAATAATGGAAGCAAGTGCTTCAAATTACACTGCGAAAAGAACTAATTCAATAAATAAAGTTACACCACATCATGTTGCAGGATGTTTAACTGCTGCACAAATAGCAAAAATATTCCAAAATCCAAATAGAAAAGCATCAGCAAATTATGGTATAGGAATTGATGGAAAAATAGTTGGTATAGTTCCAGAAGAATCAAGGGCTTGGACATCAAGTTCACCATCTAATGACCATCAAGCAATAACAATTGAAGTTGCAAATGACCAAGTTGGTGGTGATTGGCATATATCAGATTTGTGTATTGAAAGACTAATTGATTTAATAGTAGAAATAAGACAAAGAACTAAAAATGAAGTTTATGTTTATGATGGAACTGCTAATGGAACAGTAACAAGACACAATATGTTTGCTGCAACAACTTGTCCTGGTGGATATTTACAAAGTAAATTACCATACATAACTGAACAAGTAAATAAAAGAATACAAGAAGGAACAGCACCAGTTGAAGTTCCAACAGTTCAAGCACCTACTACAAGAAAAGTTGGGGATGTGGTAACTGTAACAGGTATATATGTTGCATCAAATTCTACAAATAGATTAAATCCAGCTAGAACAAGTGGAACAATTACAAAAATAATCGCAGGTGCTAAAAATCCATATCTATTAGATAATGGAAATTTAGGTTGGACAAATGATGGTTGTATTGTTGATAATAAAATTACAGCACCTACAACAAATACATCTGTAACAACTTATACAGTACAAAGTGGTGATTGTTTATCAGTAATTGGTGAAAAATTAGGTGTAAATTGGAAAGAAATTGCATCAGCAAATGGAATACATTCACCATATACAATTTATAAAGGTCAAAAATTAATTATACCAACTGCTTCAAATACAGAAACAAAATCAAATTTAAAATCAGATGAAGAAATTTGCAAAGAAGTATGGCAAGGAAAATGGGGCAATGGTGGTGACAGAGCATACAGACTTACACAAGCTGGTTATGATGCTGCTAGAATTCAAAAATTAGTTAACCAAGGTGTTGGGAAATAATTCAAAATTTTTTTAAAAAATTTTGTTACTAACCTGTTACTAACGAAGGTGATTTTACATGATTTTAGAGCATTGAACAGTTCAACAAACCCTTGAAAATACTGAAAAACTTATACTTGTATTTTTCAATTATTCATGATATAATGTAAACAGAAAATCCCTGGATGGCTTCCATATCGCCATTCGGGGATTATTTTGTTACTAATTTGTTATTAGTTCAACACTAAAAATCAAGTTTTTATGAGTTCAATTGCCTGTCTTAATTCTTCAATTGTCTTATGTGTATAAACTCGTTCACCAACATCTTTGGATTTATGACCCATTAATAAATCAATACATTTTTTGTTTGCACCAGCTGAATCTAGCTTCGACCTGAAAGTATGTCTACATTCATGTGGTGTATGTTCTATTTCAAGTTTATTCAATATTTCATTCCAAAATTCATAATATTTACTTTGTGATAGTTTTTTCCCTTCGTATGAAATCAAATATTTATTTCCTTGTTCAACTCTTTTCTTAACTAAATCAAATATTAAAGGGTGTATTGGAACAATTCTGTCTTTTCCTGATTGTGATTTTGAACCACCTTTGAAAATTCTTTGTTCTAAATCAACAGATAAGGTTTCCATATTTAATAATTCATTCAATCTGAAACCAGTGTATAAATACATTAAAACAGTATCAACCCATTCATCATCTTTATGTTCCCATAATGTTTGAATTTCATCTTCTGTGAAAGGTTTTTTCGCAGTATCAGGAATTGGTGGGGCAGTGGTTATTTGTGAATACATCTTGTCCACAACATCAATTTCAAATGCAAATCTATCAAGATGACCAAATAAATTCTTTATTGCCCATTGTGTTGAATATCCACAACCACAATTATCAATACAATCTTGCATATCAAATGACCTTAATTTTCTATAAATAGCATTGTAGTATTTTTTACAATGTTTATATGCAGATTTTAAAGATTTTTGTGTTGAATCACCAAGTTTTGGATATTTAATTTTTAACCATCTGTTGTAAAGTAAATCCAATGTGACCTTATCCCTGTCAACATTCCATGGTTCATGATTGTACATAGCTAACATGTTCATGCCTTCTTCTCTTGTTTCAGTATAACCAATTGGAAGATATATGGGATGACCTTTTTCATTGAAACCTATTGTTTTTCTTACTGCATATGGTTTTCTTCTGTTTCCTGATAATTTAACTACTGTACCATAACCATTTGGATTCTTCATTTACACCATCCTTTCTATTTTATAAATCAATATGTTTTGGCACAGATAAGTTTTCTTGAATATTTATATCAAGTATTGTTTTTATCAGCATTATGGCATTTACATTCCCATAATTAGTTTGATATAAATTTATTTCTTTTTCTTCATTATTTGAAGAATAAATTATTTTCAATGTTTGCAAACTTTGTGCCTTATTACCTGTTGAAGCACCAATTATCGCACCAGTTGTTCCTGCAACCATTCCACCAACGATTGCTGCACCTGTTGAATTTGATACAACTGTTTTATCTCTTGTACCAGTTTCTAATCTAATAATTTTGTTAAGTAATAAACTAGCAGAAACACCATTCTTTTTTGCTTCAATAAAATTAATAGTATTATTTGGTTCATCAATAACAACTTCAATAACACAATCATTTATAAAATTAGATAAACCATTTTGAAGCATTACATATTTAATAGAATGTGATTTTTTCTTTCTATCTTTCTTTTTTCCAAACATTTTATTTTCCTTTCTTATAATTCTTTGATTATTTCTTCATTTATGTATTTTACCCATTCATCTATATGTTCAATAAAATTTTCAGATATAACATATGAGTTATTTTTTGATATTATTTGCATATCATGTTTTGTTCCTTGTAATTTGATTTTTCCTATACAATAACCAACACATTCAACAGCTAATGTTCCAGTTGCCATTCTAATTAAATTTATATGTTTATTAACTTTTTCAGGTAATTTTGCATAAAGAGTATTGAAAAATTCTTCTTCTAATTCATTTATTTCAAATGTTTTACTTGGTGGATTTACCATATATTTTATTGGATATTTCATATTTATCATCCTTTCATTTCACCTTGAACCAAGTCAAAGTGTTTATTTATAACAATTTTTTAAATTTGCGGTTCAAGGTTCAAGGTCATTTATATATTATTTATTTTTTATAAAAACATTAAAATTTAATAATTTTTTATTTTATAAAATTTTAAAATAAATTGATTTCACCTTGAACCATCTTGAACCCTGATTGGGGGAAATGTTTATTTTTTAATAATTTATATAGGTTCAAGGTTGAAAAGTTTACTTTGAACCATCTTGAACTATTCTTTTCTGTTTTTTCTAAAATCATAATAAATTACAGTGCCTTTACATCCCTTTTTTCCTGTACAATATATTTGGGAATAGATGTTAAATCAATTATATTTTCAATTGCTTTTTCTCTACCAACTGAATTTAATTGTGTAAAATAATCTAACATTTGAACGGAATCTTTCCCATATTGTAATTGGATTGCTTCAATAAGTTTTGTTTCATTACTTAACTTATTCATATGATTAAATTCTTCATCCCAACCCATAAGTTCGTAAGGGGTACAACCAATCAATCTGCAAATATTTAAAATAGTTTTACCCTTCA